AATGTCCTTACAGGTCAGGCCAATATTGCTGATCTTGTTAAGCAGTACGGTGGTAATCTAGATACTTACTACGCGGCACTGGCACAAGGACAGTCTGAGTCAGCGGCTCGTCAAGCGGCTATGCAGACAGGTCTGGATCAGTTCCGTAATGATTACGATAAATCTTCGACTATTGCACAGCAACAGCGAGGACGTATTCAGGACGCAGTGATTGGTGGTACAAACCAGCTTCAAGACACTATTTCAACATCGGCTACAGCAAACCAGCAAGGTATATCTAATCTTGCAGGGGATGTAAGCCGGGTACAATCTGACGTACAAAGCAACGCGGCCCAGTCTACAAAAGACTTCGCTGATGTAGCTCGTAAGATTACTGTAGGGTTTGATGACGGTACTCAGCAATCGCAGAATATGCGTAATGAGTTTATTGATCGACTAGATACTGCGCGTAGCATTCTCTCAGATCAGTCAATGAACATCGACGCTAATGTTCGTCAGAACTTTGAAACTCTGGTAAATTCATTCGATGAGACAGGGCGTCTGATCACTAACAGCACTAACAACAACGGAGTTCAAGTTGCTCGTGCTATTGATCAGCAAGGTAACCTTCTTCTTGCCGCGTTTAACCAAGCGGGACAACGAGTAGAAGATGCCTCTCTCAACATCAACGAATTGATGTCTCAGATGGATAAATTTGGATATGTGGCTGGCAGTAATGCCATGATGGGTCAGACAACGGGCGGAGCCGCTCAAGTCTACTCAGGCCTAGCATCTCCTTATTCATCGACACGTTAATTAAGAAGTGAGCACCAGAGACACTATGGATGAAAGCAGACTACATAGAATCGAGAACAAACTCGACAAGTTAGCTGAGGCCGTGGTGTCTCTAGCTCGAATGGAAGAGAGAATGGTTACTCTCTTTAATCGTATGGAGCGATACGAGGGGCGTCAAGAAGGGTTGGAAGCAAGGATTGACGAGGTGGAAACCGCTAACGTCAAGAATGGAGCCACTCTTCGGTTTGCCGAAAGAGTATTTTGGATAGTGGCTACGGCCGCAATAAGTACAGGATTTTGGTATATAAGATGATCCCTAATGTAGTTTCAGAGAACGGACTAAACCTAGTAAAAAAGTTTGAAGGTTTGCATAAAGTCACCGAAGATGGTGATGTTCGTGCCTACCGTTGTCCCGCAGGTAAATGGACAATCGGATATGGGCACACACGGGGTGTTAAGTCCGGATTGCGAGCTTCTGTTGACGAATGTGAAAAGATGTTAATGGAAGATCTGCATGAGGCAGGAAACGCAGTGCGTAGTGCTGTAAGTGTGCCATTGAGCCAACATCAGTATGATGCACTCGTTTCCTTTGTTTTTAACCTTGGTGCAGGAAATTTCCGCTCATCTACTTTGCTCAAGAAATTGAACAAAGGGTTGTACGAAGAGATCCCGGCACAGATCCTAAGATGGAACAAAGCTCGTGTTGACGGACAGTTAACTGAGCTAAGAGGCTTAACTCGACGCCGTACTGCCGAGGCCGCATTGTGGGCGATGGACGCTCCACTGGCAGGGCAAGAAGGTGGCGATCTTATGCCACAGAAACCAGTTCAAGAGGCAGTCAAACCATTGGCTAAATCTAAAACTCTAGCAGGTGCTGGAGCGGCTGGTATTGGTACAGTCGGGTCACTACTAGGTGATGCGGCAACCAACTTAGAGTCGTTAGTAATGTACTCTGAGTCAATTAAGATGGTGTTCCTAGCTCTAACAGTAGTGGGTATTGCGCTCGTTACTTATTCGCGCATCAAAGACCATAACGAAGGAGAGCGTTAGTGCTTCCATTTGTAGGTATCTGGGGGAAGATAAAGATCATACTGGCTGGTGCCGTAGCAATGCTACTGCCCATTCTGTACATCCTCGGACGCCGTGATGGTTCTAAACTCGAAAAAGGTAAGGCTCTAGAAGAGGCCGTAAATACCGAACACGAGAGAGCGGATTTTTATAAGGCAATGGAGCAAGAAAGTAATGAAATTGAGAGCAACGCTCCTCGTAATCGCGATGACCTTTCTAAGCGGTTGCGCGAGCACGGTTTATAAGACAGAGCTAGAAATCTACTGTCCGAACATTGTTGATTACAACGAAGAGTTCAACAATAGATTAGCAGACGAAATAGAAAGCCTACCCGATACGAACGGCAACCCGGCCATTGTAGACGCCCTTTCTGATTACGCCTCCCTAAGAGACAAGATTCGAGCGTGTCAAAAGGAAAGAGATAAATAGTAATGGCAGATCCAACTACAGTTACAGGCCTTGTAGGCGATCCTAACGCCGCTGGCGGTGGGTCAGATCCTCTGACAGGAAACACTGCGGCTGGTACTTTTGTCGGTACTGGCTCTTCTGTTGCTTCAAATGCAGATTATGTTGGTGGCGTAAACGTCGCCAATACCTCAGCGGACATCCTAGCAGATCCTAGTGGCTTCCTCGGAACGGAAGGTAACCTTGTCGCTAACACGACTATGGTTGATCCTAATACGGCTGGAACCGGGATTGATAACAATAAATACACGATGGATGTGGATGGCCTTCAGGGGTCAGCCAACACAGGTGCCGTAGCTCAAGCGGCTGGTGTAACAGCACCCAACTCAGCACAGACTTACAATGCGGCTATGACCGCAAATCAAGTCAATCAGCTTGCTAATAACACAACTGCGGCTAACGCTACCTTTGGCTCTCAAGCTGAAGTAGATGAACCTACACTTGATATGGAAGGTTTGGCTACAGGCATTAACGCCGATGGCTCAACCAACGCAGTAGGCCAAGCATTCAACGAGGTTTATACTCAAGATTTCACTCGTATTGTTGATACTAGTACGGTTAGTGGTCAGCTACTTGCTCAGAATTTGGGTGAGGGTAATTACACTGATGCGAAAACTCAAATAACCTACTGGATGGATACGTTGTCTAAGGACTTCGTAGATCCTCTTACAGGCAATGCAAAGATCCCATCATGGGCGGCGGCTTCACTTAAAGGTGTGAACCGCATGATTGCGTTTAAGGGTGTTACTGGTACAGCGGCCATCTCTGCCGTAGCATCAGCGACAATGGAAGCAATCATTCCTGTAGCGAGTGAACAATCAAAATTTTTCCAAACACTTACTGTTAAGAATTTAGACGCTAAGAATACTGAAGCACTGAATACCGCAAACATCTTGTCTAAGATGAATACTGCGGATCTAGACGCTCGTATGACTGCGGCAATTACGAACGCTAAAAACTTCGTAACCTATGATATGACTAACTTAGCCAATGACCAACAGATAGAAGTGGTCAAGTTACAGGCTAAACAACTAGCTATCATGGAAGACGCTAAGTCTGAAAACACATCACGCCAGTTTAACACTAGCTCACAGAATGAATTAGATAAGTTCTACGATCAACTTGGAGCTCAAGTGGATCAATTTAACGTGTCCGCTCGTAACTCAATGACCCAGTTTAATGCTGGTGAAGAGAACACGATGGAACGATTTAACTTAGAACTAGAAAATAGTCGCGAACAGTTTTATAACAATATGCAATATCAGATTGATGCCTCTAATGCTAAATGGCGTCAGACTGTATCATTAACGAATACTGCGGCATTGAATGATGCGGCGGCTACTGACGTTAAGAATATTGTTAACCTCACTACTGAACAGCTTAACCAGATGTGGGATCGTACAGATGCCTTGCTGGATTATTCATGGAAAGAAAGTGAGAACCAGAAGAACCGTCGAGTTACAATTCAACAGGCTAAGATGCAGTACGACGCTCAGGTAGCGGCCGCTAACGCTAAGAAAGGCGGATGGGGCAGTGCGCTGGGTAGTATCGCAGGTTCTGTACTCGGTAACTACGCAGGTAGTGAAGCAGGTTCTGTAGCTATCACGGCTCTTATGGGCTCTGATAAAGCATTGAAGAAAAATATTACATTCGTCAGTCAAGATGAGAATGGGATTAACCACTACACATGGGAATGGACAGACGCCGCTAAGAAAATGGGCTACGGAAATGTACCTACATACGGTGTTATTGCTCAGGAAGTTGAAAAGATCCTACCTAACGCAGTTAAACGTGACCATCGTGGCTACTTGAATG